TTAAGAAGTATTGGTCGTAGTATAAATTTGATCAGCTGGTGGATTTTGAACATAAATAGAATCATAATTGACACCAAAGCCAATATCTTGAAGAACACCAAGACTTATTTTACTTATATAATTACTATACCATGGATCATTATTACTTGTATATATGTCATCTAAAAATCCGGACATAATTTCTGTAGGAATGGATGGGTGTATTATATTATTTGAATTTTTACGAATTTCTGGAGTAAAATTTTCATATAATCCTTCTTCAAAATGTGCGTGTTGTGTTCCAGAGCCGAAATGATTTTCGATTGGAATACCACTTAAACCAGTAATATCATACCCAATATCTTGTAATAATTTTTTATATTCTTGGAACCCAAAAATTCCAGTATAAAAATAATTGCCAATATTACCATGCCAACCATTTGGATGAGTACCTATACCAAGAATATGTAATATTTCATGTATAAGAACTATAACATTAATAGCTGTTTTATGTAGATTATTATTTGTATCTCTCGAACCATTCAGATTATAATGTACCCCATTATTATTTACATTTTGAGAATTGATTCCAATTTGAGGTGGATTTGATTCAACATCTGCCCAACCAAGAATATTTGGATTAGAAAGAGTTGTATCTTCTATTATTTCTATAGTTGGAAATTCTGTATCAGTAGATATTATAATATCCTCTATTATATATTTTGCCCATTTAATATGATCCAATATTGAACCAGATGCATCGCTATTTAATGAAACTGGTGGACCATTTAAAGATGAAACATTTTGTCCTTGATAATTCAAATTTAATTGAAAACCTGGTGAAAAATAATTGCTTATATCATTATTTCCTTGAGCTATATAATAACCTTTAATCAAAAATGTAATATCTAAGTCTTTAAAATAATTTATTTGTCCTTCATTCGATCCTAAATCTTCAGTAATTGTTATTGCATCATTAACATCATTATTGTCAATTGTTGGATCATTATGTATTTTATAATAATTTGGAAAATTAGAAACACCTATATAATAATTTCTAAACTGTTGAGATAGATTTTTCATAAAGAATTCCCTTTGCTCGGTTCCAGAATATATTGCCCGTATTTTCAAAATTTCACTACTATCAACCATATTTAAACACAACAAAAATATCCTCAAATTAATACATAGTTTCACCATATATCAAATCAAGTATTTTTGTTGAAATATATCTTGAAATAATAAAAGCAGATATAGATATTAATGGAAATGGCTTTATAAAAAATAAAGAAGTAACTGATAATGATTTTAAAGTTTTAGCTCTAATTATAGCATTTTGACAATGAATACAAGAATCTATATGTTTTGTTCTATCTCTTTGTTGTTTTGGAGTTAGTTCTTTTATTTTATTGTTATCATTATTGTTTGAATATATTGGAATATGGCTCATATGCTTTTGCCACCATTTCCTCCAAATAACTGGTCCTATATCGGAAGTGGTTGGTGTATTATAACATTCTAATAAGGTTTTATTTTCCGATTTCATTATTTTATTACCCTCTATTTCACAGTTATGTAACCAAACATCTGTTTCAAGAAATTTATTTCCAAAAGAATGTGAGATCCATTTTGGAAATAAATTTGGAATATTAGCACCAAAAAAAACTAAATGAATTCGTGTAACTCCTAAAGAAACTGGCGTTAATAATGCCATGAGTTGTATATTAAATTGATTAGTCGCATTTAATGTCCTAAAATGATAATATGCTGGACTTGTAAATGAAACAATTCCAGTTCGCATTTTTCCCATAATTCTATCAGTAAAATGAATCTCTAATTCGTTTGAATCTTCTTTTGATGTAAGAACTTTCATAGGAATATCAATTCCATCACTACGGACACCTTGTAAACCATGATGAGCAAATGGTATATGAGCAGGATCCATAAAATTTTCAACCATAAAATCAAAAGAATAAGGTAATTCTCTTGTTAAACATGTTTTTACATTGTTTAATTCTGGAAAAACAATATCTGGTCTTTTATTAAAGTTTGCATTTTCTAATTCAAATTTTCCCCATAATATATCTCCGGTTTCAATTACTTTTACTGATTCAACATCTTTTCCAATTTCATCTTTTTTAGATTGCGGTATTCTTTCACACTTTCCTGTTTCAGAAAATTGCCAACCGTGATAAGGACATTCAATACAACCAGTATTTTCGTCAATTCGCCCTTGTGATAGTGGAGCTAATCTATGTGGACAAACGTCTTTAACAAGAGACCAAGAATCTGTTTTAGGATTTTTCCATATTACATAATTCTCATTGGCAATTGTTATTGGAGTGGCAAATAAGGATGGTAATGATGATTTTGAACCAATTGGTAACCAAGTGCCTTTTGAATCACAGTTTGAATGACAGTTTGAACATAAATTACAAGTTTTTTTGATTTTTATATTCGGATTTACTGAATTTTGTAAAGCATTAATAATCATAACACAGTTTAAAAAGTACAATTTCATAATGTTAGGATATTTTGTATAATATAATTATGTTGTTTTTTACTTAAATAGATATGGTATATTTGAATTTACCAGTTTCATTTGTAAAAAAATTAATAAAACCAAAGCCACCAAATTCAAATATTGTTTCAAATAAAGAAATATTTGTTCTTACTCAAGGTACAGTAGTAAATTTTATAATGAACCCATTAATTGGAGCTGTTGATACTTATTGGATTTCAAAATTAAACAATGATGCAATTTTAGCCGGACAAGGTACATCAGATAGAATATTTAACTCTATTTTTATGATCGCATCATTCACACCAACAGTAATTATACCACTTATTTCAAAATATGATTCAATAGGTGATAATGATAAAGTTAGTAGTATAATTAGTTCAAGTATATTATTGGTTGGATTAATAGGATTATTTTTAAGTTATAGTATATTTGTATTTAAAGAACCTGTCACAAAAGCTATTATTCCAAATTATGCACCTGCCTATATTTATGCAATACAATACTTAGAAATAAGAGTTTTAAGTTTAGGATTTGCATTATTAAATTCTCTTGCATTTGCTTCTTTTAGGGGTCAAAGAGATGTATATACACCAGTCAAAATTAACTTATATTCTCAATTAGCAAATATGATCTTGAATCCGATTCTTATGACAAAAATGGGTGTTAAGGGTATTGCTTTAGGTAGCGTAATATCCGAAATGATAAGTTTTCAAATGTTTTACTCATCTTTGTTAAAGAAAAAATTAATTAAATTCTCAAAAATTGATTTCAAAATTATAAAACTATTAATTCATAGGGGATTTAGTATTCAATTGAGAGCAATTTGCTTATCTTTAATAGGTTTAATTGGATTTCGTCAAGCACAACATTTGGATATATCAGGTTCTGTTGCTGCGGCTCATGTTTTAAATATGCAATTATTCGAAATAGGGCATATTTTTACATATTCTGTTGGATTAATTTGTCCAATTATAATTCCTAGGTATAGTAAAACACATTTTGTTGAAAAAAAATTATATAGATTTGGAACCAGTATATCATTATTGGCTATGATTAGTAACTTTATAATTGGTAAGAAAGTTTTTAAGTTATTTTCCAAAAATAAAAAAGTAATTCATTTTGCAAACAAAGTTATTCCAGCATCATCTTTATTTCAATTAATATGTGGATTAACTTGTGTTACTGAAGGTATGATACAAGGATATGGCATGTATAATGTAATTGGATATGGAACAGTTTTTTCAACTTTAATATTTTTTTGCGCAATAAATTTATCAAATAATCTTACACAAATATGGTACATTATGTGTTTATCAACATCATTTAGAGGAATTTTTAATACATATTTAATGAAAAAACTACAAAAAGAAAAAGCAAATTAAATATCATCAAAATCATTTCCATCATCGAAATTTTGAGAATAATCAGAGTCAAAAGTAGGAATATCATTATAAATATTGTCTGATTGTGTATTATTCGATGGTATATCATTCAATGGTATATCGTTTGATGATAATACAGTTTTAATATCAAATTGAACTTTTGTACCTTCTTTGTAGCGTCCTAAATTTCTTCTCGAATCTTCACGATTTGTTTTTTGATCATCCTTGTTATTACTTTGACCAAAAAAACTTGAAGCCTCATCTTCTTCAGCAATTGCGTGAGCATCTTCCACAATAGATTTTGTCATAATTATGGTTCTTCCAGAAATAACTTCTTCATTTTCAATTAAATATACAATAATTGATTCAAGAATAATTCTGTAATCAGAAAAAGCCAAATCTAATGTATCCATTTCATGTAACAAATGTTGTATTAAATGAAGCCATGTTTTTTCCCAAGAAACTATTGAATTAGTAGAAACATATTTTCTAAAATCAACTATATCTTGTGTAACAATTTCCAGAAATTCTTTAAAATTACTTAAATTATTAATATAATGAGTAACGTTATAAGTATTTGATAGCCAGATTCTTATTCTTTCTAAATGGCCTTTATCACCTAAAATTTTCCATATTGTTGGAAGACTAAATTTTTCATTTGGGGTTTCTTTTAATAACACAGTAAATAGATTTTTAATTAGTCCTTTATATTGTAATTCTATTATATCTTTGCTTAAATTTTCATCATTATTTATTAGGGCCCATTCCATGTTTTCAACAGATAATGTATTATTTTTAAACATTTCCCATTGATTTCCTAATTGATGAATAATATTTTCTTCTTTTGAATCATATAAATCTATATTAATTCTATTTTTTGGGTTACTAATATTTGGAACTATTGGTATAATAGTTCTTATTTTTTTGGAAATAATAATATTAGACCTCTTATTTTGCTTAGTTTTTTTGAAAGCGCCTATATTTGATTTATAAGAATATGTAAATTTATGGACTTTTTGTAAATTATCGGAATAATTCCATTTATTTCTGGCATGAGTTATTATATTTGACTCTTCAATCAAAGAATTATCTTTTGCCCATAAAGATTTATTAGTTTCACCATTTACAGCAAAAACGTTTAATATAATTTTAATTCGAGCTTCGTGACTTATAGAAATTTTGGAGTAAATATATGAAGCAATATACAAGCCAACAGTATCATACAATTTCTTTTCAAAGTTTTTTCTTGTATTTTTGATTTCTTTTATAAGACGTTTACTCAATTTATTTAGAATATCTTTAGAGCTTGTTTTATCTTTTTTGAGTTTTTTCCATGCAATATATGTTTTTTTCAAATTAGTACTAAATTTAACAAGATTTTTAATTATCTTTTCAGGTACTTTTGTATCATATAATTCTAAATCATCAAAACTGAAAAACGATACATAAGAATTCCAATTTGCTTCGGTTTTGAAAAATTCATCCAAAGGTTCTTTGTAGTTATCAATAGAAAGTGAATCGTTTATATTTTGACCATATTGTTTATGAGAACTAAATTCATTTAATAGTTTTATGAAACCATCTACAAAGCCATTAGTTGTAATATGTGAATATAATTCTAAATCTTTACCTAAGTGTTTTGATAAAACATAACTATTTTGTTTAGTAATGTTTATATTCACTCTTTGTATATTATATACATCATGAACATCCTCAGTAGTACCTATAATATCTCCATTGATAATACTAATAATATTTTGACTATTTATTTCTTCTTGTCCCCATTGATTAATAAGACATTTTAAACATTCTTGTTCATTCTTTTTTGTAGAAATATTAGCTTCTAATTGAAGAATAATATGTTTTGGTAAAAATTCTTTACCAGTGAATATATCTATAAAATAATATGGATTTTCACCTTCAAATTCTGCATTTCGAACATATTTACCACAAAACAATATTTGTAATTGTGTTTTACTTCTTAAAACAAGATTATCTATCTTTTTCGAATTATTCCATACTTCAATAGTTTCAGAATATGTATTTAATGAAGAATCATATAAATATGTAGAAAACTGTTTTGAAGTAGATTTCTTTTTTGATTCTTGAATAATTGGACGTTCAATTTCTTTTGAATTTTTAAACACTCTTTTTTCATTTAGTCTTTCTAAATATGAGTTATCTTCAATATTGAGAGAAGTTCCTTCAAAATTGTTGATTATTTCTGATATTTCTTTAGTATTTTTGAAATGAGATAATACTATAGAACGTGGCCAAATTTGATTATTATCCCATACAAAATCGTTAATAAATGGTTCTATACTATCATAATCTAATTTATTAGATTTTTCTATTTTCGAATTTAACAATTTTTCTGGAATTTTTAGTGGATTTAAAGGTATATTCTTAATATTATTTTGTTTTTCAATATATAGTTTTTTGTTTGAAGGTTTGGTCCATGATTTTGATTTATTATTAGATTTTTTTGGTTTTACAAGTTTTATTTTACTTAAATAATTATTTGGAATATTTTCAATACTTATGTTAAAAATTGAAAAAGCATTGTTACCTATAGAATCATATATTTTTGAAAACATTTGTATTGATGGTGGAAGTTTTTCTAAAATATTATTTGTACTTTTTACTTTGTATTTTTTAATTAGTGCAGAATCTTGTGTATTCGGTATAATTTCATTATTATAAACATAAGAAGGATTTAATACAATTGGTAAACCATTTTGCTCACATTCTACAATACTTTTTACATTGAATTGTTTTGATTTGTGTCTAACTATAAGGCTTTGTAACTGTTTTTCAATAAATTGGTAATAATCCAATTGATTATAATCTTCATTGTTTGCAGTTTTCCAATCAAACTCTTCATTATCGCTTTCATCTGATTGATTATCTGATTGGTCATCTATATTATTTGTTTTTAAATCTGTCTTTTCTATTATTGGTACAATATTTTCACTGTTAATTAGTTCTAAATTTTTTTCCCATTCTTTCATAGCATCAAATTTGGTATATAGTGAGCTAAATACATGTTCAATTAAATTAATTATTTCTTGGTCTTCTATATTAGATTTTTTGAACATTTCACGAATTGCCATACCTATTTTTTCTCGCTTTTGTTCTTCAGTTAGTTCTCTTTCTGATTGTAATATTTGTCCTTTTATACGAAATGTATCTTTAGTTTCTTCTAGCTCTTCTTCACTATCGAATTCACTATCACTATCACTATCTTCTTGTATTTCAATAAAATCAAGAATATGATTATTATTCAATTTAGATATACCATTATATACATTAACTTCAATATCTTCATTGAAAACTGGTTTTATGTTAGGAAATAATTTTTGGTTATTTCTGGCAGTATGATTATAACATACTAAAATATTTGATTCTTTGTTTATTGAAACAATTTTAAACAAATTACCTGGATCAAATTCGGTGTTGTTTGGAGTAGTAACAATGTTATATAATTTTCCAGATTCCAATTTTTTTGAATAAGCTAATTCGCTGTATCGAGTACTAAAAAAATCATTATCTATGTTTGATTGTATTATGTTAATTAAAAATTCTTCTTCTTCAAATTCAAAATATGGTGAATCAGTTTTAGCATATATATGTTCATTCGTATTTGAAATCTCTATTCTGTAATTAAATCCAAACCAGTCTTCTTTTTCAATTGTATAATCTGCTATATTAATAGTAATTTCTCCGTATTTATTATCAGGGTCTAAATAAGTAATTATCCCAATAACTGATTTTCCCAGATTTTGTGATTGAGAAACAGGGGGCTTATTAAGTTCTAATTCAATTTTATCACCAATTCTCATTAATTGTATAATCTTATATTTTTATCTGAAAATATGTAAAACAAAAACTTCACACATATCTATTAATGGAGTTAGGATACAGTTTTTCATTAAGTTTTGAAGATCTTAATTTAATATCACCTTTTGGGCTAAATTTTTTAAATAATTCAAGAAATGAAATGATAAGTTCAGTAGAAACTGAATTTCGTAATTTGATAATAAATCAAACAACAAATATTATTAGTAGTGAAAATGAAGAAAGAATTTCAAGATTATCAACACAAAATTTTAAAGAAAGAATGAGAGAATTATTAGATGAATTTTTATCATATGTTCAATTTCATGTTACTATTATGAGTAGACCAAAACAAGAAGAAATAATGCTTAATAATAAAGACTATAACAAATACATTATTAGTAGAAAGGGTAGTGTTAAATTAGCAAAAAAACTTGGTCAAAATAATGAACAAAGATTATGTCCAATTTGTTTGGAACCATTACTTTTAAAAAGAATTTGGCATAGTCCGCATTGTGATCATTTATTTCATCCAAAATGTTTAAAATATTATTTAACAAAAAAATGTAAAAAACCTTTATGTCCTGTATGTCGTACAGATGTTAAAATTGAAAGAGAAGAATAATTAATGGATATTAGTAAATTGATTTCAAAATTTTTACAAAGAATCGATGGAGGAATATTTGAAAAACTTGTACAATTTCAATCAAATGACAATAATTTTGAACTAAATATAACATATGAACCTTCATACAAAATATTACCAAAAGTACTATTTGATGGAAATATTGAATTATTAAAAATAGATGAAAAACCAGTTTATAAAGGAACTATTGGAACTATTTATTGTGGATATTATAACAACAAAAAAATTTTATTGAAAGTTGTTACAATTAATACAAAGCAAAATGTCAAAAAGGATTTGAATTCAATTAAATTTTTTGGAAAAATTGTTTCATTAATATTACCACACATTTCTTCAATTACAACAGAAATATGTGATAAATTTGTTTGTGAAACCAATATAGAAAGAGAAAAACAAATGTGTAATCTTATTCATAAGAAAAAATTTGATAACTTTTTACATAATATAGAATTTTTAATACCAGTAATAGAATTATCACATATTGATGGAATATTCGCTTATTATTATAAGGAAGGTGTCCCTATTTATAATAATATAGAATTAAAAGAAGATGTTGGAAAAAGAATAGCTCTTTGTTTTTTTAAAGCCATTTATGAATATCAAATTATTTTTGGAGATATGAATCCTGGAAATATATTATATAATGAACAAACAAATATAATTAGTTTTATAGATTATGGGTGTGTTTTTGAACTTAATAGTAATCAAATAGATAATATAAAATGTTTACACAAAGCTCAAATAACTAAAGATAGTTTATGGAATTATTTAAAAACTTGGGATGCTCCCCGTATATTATCAGATACAATTTACTATAAATCTCGAATATTTTATGAAGATAAAGAAACAAAACATAGTTTTACTACATTTTTTGACATATTGAACTATACAAATATAGCTAAAACTAAATTACCAACAGAATTGATTGTTACAATTAGAGCTACTTATCAGTTAATAGAGCTAAAACAGCTATTAGGTCTTTCTTTTGTTATATCTGAATATTTTGAATTTATTTTGTGATATCTTAAAAGAATCTAAAAAATATAATACTATGGTTACTTTCATTAATAATGGCAATACATGTTATTTCAATGTATTAATGCAAATATTAATATTCAGTAGAAAATACCCCCAATCAGGAACACAAAAAAATAAGCTCCAAACAAGTTGGTTTTATATTATCAATAAGTTACAAAAACTTAAAATTAATACTATATATAATCCTCAATTGTTGTTTAGATTATTGAAATGGGACAAATTTTTTATAAAAGGAAAAAAACATGATGCTCATGAAGCTTTTTTACATTTAGTAGATTATATTAATTACAATGACTTTAAAGGAAAGGAAATTGAATTTATGAATACAGCTGATCCACCATATGAAAAGAATTTAAGAAAAATAAATATTAATTCTTTAGAAATTAGTGTAAATCACGATAACTTAAATGATTGTTTACAAGAATATTTTAAAATTGAATCTATTTCTGATTGGAAAGATTCTAAAAACAAAAAACGTGTACTACAAAAAACAACCAGAATTTATAAAGCTCCGCTTAATTTGGTAATTTTACTAAGACAAACTTATTTTTCAAAGAAACGTTTATTATATCCATTAAAATTGGATATAAATGAGTGGTATGTTGGAAAAACTCCCATATATTATACTATTCGTAGTGTAGTAATTCATAAATATGAACATTTCTATGTTTATTGTAGAAATGGTTCAAAATGGTATTTATTTAATGATGAACAATTAATAGAATTAAATAATAATAATTGGATGCAAGAAGAACCACCATATATGCTTGTTTATGAATTAATTTAAAAACGAAAAAATTTGTGAGAATAACTTCTTGACATTTTTTTAAGACTATTATACTTTTCATCACTATATTTACCACAAACACGTCCTAATTCGTATAGATCATTTTGATTATTTTTAGATAATAATATTATTGTTGGATATTCACAAATTTTGTTGATATTTATTATTTTTTCTCCCCAATCTATAAAAATCGGTATTTCTTTTTCAATATGTGCAATAGTTGTTTTTATCATTTTTTTTGCACCAGGAGATTTTGTCATCCATTTTGGTAATGGTGCTATAACACATATTGAATCGTCTTTTATACCTTTATTTAATAATTTTTGTCCCCATTCTTTTGCAAGATCCTTAGTTTCTTTTGTACATATTAATATATGACTATAGTTTTCCCATTCAATAGAAATATCGTGTTGATTTTTTAATTCATAAGTATGAAATTTTTGTATACTTATTGCTCTTATTGCTAATAAATTTAATATAAATTTAAATAAATGAAATCGCATAATTAATATTATGTTTTAATACCAGATAATGCCCAATATGTAGTCAAAATTGAACCACAAATAGAAAAAGGATAATTTGCGTATATATACCACATGTGTTGTACTTGTTTTTTTCCAATATAATAATTTTTATTAGCTTTGATAGGTAGATTGTATATATAACAAATAGTTTTTTCTGTTTTGTATATTGTTTTTCTGCTTTCACTAAAATTACGATATGGTTGTAGCAACCAGTACATTTTTCTAACATTATATCGAAGAATTAATTTTGATCTATTTTCCAATTCTTTAGAAAACTTTCTAAAAATGGGTTTATATGAAATATTGTAAAAAAACATACCTATTCTTGAAAGCATAATAAATATATTATTGAAAATTTATTATACTGCTACAAAAGAGCCAATTTGTTATTAGTATATTTTCCAGATACTCTTCCTAACTCAGTTATATGGTTTTCATTTTTCAGTAAAACAATAGTAGGATATATATTTATATTATTTGATTTTGCGAATTCTTCTTCCCAATCAATAAATATAGGTATTCGTGTTTCAAGAATATATATACTTTTTTTAATTAAATACTTAGATCCAATTGCTTTTGTATACCACTTTGGTATAGATAAAATTGCGCAAATATTTTTGAGTTTTTTTTCATTAATATGATGAGCCCATTCTTTACAAGATTCATAAGGACCATTTTTACAAACAACTAAATATTTACAGTTAGCCCAATTTATTTCTTCATTTCTTTGGCTTATTAGCATTGGTGTATATAATTGAGTTTGTATACTAGTTTTAAAACTACAAAAATAGAGTATAAATGAAAGACTTTGTTTCAGCATATCTATAATATTTGTCTTACATTTAAACTCGTGTATAATATTAATGGGTGAAAAATATCATTATAAGGATTATGTACAATCTTTAAAGAAAAAACTAAAATATAAAATAGCAAAAGGAGGTGGTATTAATACAAGAAAATCCAAAATAGAAAAAAGTTTAAGAAAAAGAAATTATATAGATGAACTTAAAGAAATATCACAATCTAAAAAATCAGAAAAAGAATTTAAAGATGATTTGAATGAAATTATTAAAAAATATCCTGAATCAAGGGAATTAATAGAAAATTTGAAAAATAATAGAAGAAATTTAAGAAGTTTTATTAGAAATAAGGAAAAAAACAATGCATTGGATGTAATTGTCAAAGACTTAGCCAATTTACAGGTTTCAAAAAATATTAAAGTAGGTGATCTTGTATTAGCTTATATTGACAAAAAATGGAATGCTGTACAAATTGATGCCGTTAATTCTAATGATATGTATACTGTAAGTTTATTGGATGGATCTTATGGTCAGGCAGATCCGGACAAAAGTATAAATATTCACTCAAGTTTAATTGAAATAGCTGATCATAATGAGGATACTGATTGGGATCCACTTATGGCGGAAGTTGAAAAAAAAGCTGTAGCATTAAAGGCAGATGTTGCGTTATCTACTAAAGAACCTACAAAAGATTTGTTTGAGCCATTAGTAAATCCTGTAGAAAAAGAAAAGTCTATAGCTCGCAAAAAAATTCGTGAAACAATAAAAAGAAGATTAATAAATAGGCAAAAAACAATTAGGCCTAAAAATAAACAAAAAACAATTAGTTCTTTGTCAAAGAATTTAAATGAATCCGAAAAATCTCATTTACTTGATCTTTGGAAAAAAATAGAGAATGTCAAATTGGAGTCAGATCGAATCAATATTAAGGATGATTCTAGTGATGATTCTAGTGAAGAAGTGGTCCAAGACTACAAAAATTTGGATACTTTTTTTAAAAAACGTTTAAAAAGAAGACTCAAACAGATTAGGACTAATAAGCCATTAATTCCAACAAACATACAAGAATCACTTAAAGAATTAGATGAAAAAGGAATGGAATTGAAGAAAATGACAGAAGAACTTAAAAAAGAAAAGGATGAAAAAAAGAAAGAAATATTAAAAGAGGCAATTGATGAAAAAGATAAAATTCTAAAGGAAAAAATTGATGAATTTTCGAGAATTCTTTCAAAACGTGATGAAACGGAGACTATAATTGAAGGCCATTTAAACAAATCCGATGCCGGAGAAAAACCTATACAAATTACTTTGAATGCAAAATATGAATCAGGACCAATTTTAGTACATATAGGTGAACCTGGCAAAGAACTTCCGACCACTGGAAGTTTTATTAGAAATAAAGAAACAAACAATGCATTGGATATAGTTGGCGACTTGCACAAATATGATTCATCTATTAAAGTAAATATACCAGTTGGAGCTAAGGCTGGAGACAAAATTTATATAAATAAAAGTCAAATAATGATGCCCAATGTACCAGTCACTTTTGCTGATGGGGAGA